TTCACTTGACGCAAGAACTACAGCATTTGCAGAGGCTACAACTACAGAGGGAGTTTCTAATGCGGTTGGTGTACTTCTGCATGATGTAGATGTAACCGCAGGTAATGCAAATGGAACGCTTTTGATTTTTGGTTTTGTAAATACAAAAATGCTTGATGCTACTACAAAGACAAAGATCACAAGTGCAGTGAAAACAGCCCTGAATGCAAAGGTAACATTCATAGAGGCATAATAAAGGAGGGAAAGTAAAATGACAATATTTGAACTTATTACATCGCAAGAGATTGCTGCATATTGGACTGAGCTTTCTCAGGACCAGGAGCCTTTTATCGGTGAGGAACTTTGGGACACTCAGCAAAAGAGAGGCCTTGATATTAAGTGGATCAAGGGTGCAAAGGGACTTCCTGTTGTTCTGAAAAATTCAGCTTTTGATGCGGCTGCAATTCCGAGAGCAAGGATTGGTTTTGAGAAGCTTTCTGCTCAAATGCCTTTCTTCAAGGAGTCCATGTATGTAGATGAGGAACTTAGACAGGAACTCAATATGGTTCTTGAAACTGGTAACCAGGCATACATTGATGCTATTATGAACAGGGTATTTGATGATGAAGTTCAGCTGATACGTTCTGCAAGGGTATCAAGGGAAAGAATGCGTATGATGGCACTGACTACTGGTATTGTTACTATGACTTCGAATGGTCAGTATTATTATTACGATTATGGTGTACCTGTAGGCCACAAGGGTAATGCTGCTATTTCTTGGGCTTCTACAAGTACAGCCGATCCCATTAAGGACCTCAGAGATGCAAGGGACAAGATATATGATGATACAGGTGTAATGCCTACAAGAGCAATTTGTGGTTCTGCTACATGGAGAATGCTCAGAAATAATGAGAAGATCAAGAAGGCCATTTATGTTCTAACAAATGGTGTTGGAGAAATTTCTGATTCAAGACTCAAGACTTATATTAAGGACGAGCTTCAGCTTGAAATCGTTCTGAATGATAAGAGATATAAGCTTGAAGATGGTACGACTACAAGATATGTACCCGATGAAACAATTGTACTTTTCCCCGAGGGTAAGCTTGGCACTACTTGGTTTGGTACAACTCCTGAGCAATCTGATCTTATGTCGGGAACAGCAGCTAATGTTACAATGGTAGATACAGGCGTTGCAGTTACAACGGTAAAGAAAACTGATCCTGTAAACGTTGAAACAAAGGTAACTCAGATTTGTCTGCCTTCCTTTGAGGCTGCTGATAATATCTATATCATGGATGTTACTCCGTCGTAAGAGGTGATACTATGGTAAAGATAACAAATGGCATTAAGACGATAGAGGTATCAAATTCTGCATATCGCGAAATTTTCGCTCCTATGGGCTTTTATGAGGTCGGTAATGAAATTACTCAACCTAAGTCAGAAAAGCCCATACAAGACAAATCTGTGGCCTCTGGCGATGAAATAGAGCCTAAGGCTGATTCTGATATTGAGGATATACTTACAAAACCTATTTCAACATGGTCCTCTGAGGAAATCAGAAAGATTGCAGATGCAAAGCAGATTGATACAAGTTCTGCAAACACAGTAAAGCAGGCAAGAGCAATTGTAAGAGAAGCTCTTGGAATGTAATATAAGATTTGGAGGTGAGGCTAATGTCAAATATTGATGAGTTGAAAATTCTGATAAGGGAAAACGATGTTCCATATTTTGAAGATGAAGAACTGGAATTTTGGTTACAAAAGGAAGGTTCGGTTGAGGCAGCAGCTTATAGATGCTTAATTATCAAATCAGAAAATACTACTTTGAGTGTTTCTGGGCTTTCTGCTTCTGATACTTCATCGTATTTCAAACGTTTAGCCTCACAATTCAGATCCCACAATTCGGGCATTCTGGAATGAGGTGCTCTGATGTATTATAATAAAAATTTTGACAGAAACAAAATCAAAAGATTTGTTAAACGTTATGGAAAAGAATTTACATTTAAGCATTTTGCTGTTGATGAATATGGGGAAAGAAGAGAGGACGAGGAACCTCTTGAAATAACAATTACAGGGGTATTCCACGAAGTAAATTCCTATATAACAGAAAATGTACAAGATGGAACAATATCGAGAAGAAAGCCACAGCCAATGATTTTGGTGTTAGCAACAGAAAATTTTGAGGTCACGCATGGGGACATGGTAACCTATTGTAATACAGATTACGAAGTTGTTGAAACACTCAATGTAAATGATTTGGGTGTGGCTTTTGACATTTCTTTACAGGTGGTGGACGATGGCACTGGATTTGGACTTGGAAACTCTGAAAGCTGAAATAATGGCTTTTTCAGATAAAGTGGAAAAAGAGATTGACTGGTATATAACATCAAAAGCAAAGGATCTTGAAGCTTACATGAAAAAGAATAGGCCTTGGACAGATAGAACTCCGAGAGCGCGACCAGGTTTGAGCGGAAAAGCTTCCAAAGATGGCTATGAATGGACTATCACTCTTTCGCATGGTGTTGAGTATGGACGATATTTGGAGTCTACAAACAATCCTGCTTGGTCAACCTCTGGTGAATTATCTGCAATTGATTTGGAATTTAAGTGGGAAAAGAAATGGGCTATAGTCAATCCCACATTGAGAGAAAAATCCCCCGAGGTTATACAAACGTTTAATGGATTTTTGGAAAAATCAAAATTAAAGTAGGTGAAAATATTTGGCTGATACAATAGCAAAAATGATTTATGATAATTTGAAATCAGAAGGTTTTGACGTATATTTCCCTGGTCAACATGTTGGAGTTTGTAAATCAAGATATGTTGTTGTAAAGCCAGGTATGGATATACCCTACGTAGATTATTCAACTAATATAATCTATTATGATTTATTGTTATATGTTCCTCAAAGGAATTTTTCAAATTATGCAAAATTTCTAAACGATGTGGAAAAGGCAATGACAAAAATATTTCCCACATTGAGATGTACAAATAACAGAAGTCAGCCCTATTTTGATGATTCTGTGAAAGGCTGGATGGTATCAACGGAATACGTCAATTATAGGAAAATTTATAGTGATTATATCAATCAACAAACAGATAGTGAGGAGGAATAATAAATGGCTGGTGCTAATGTTCAAAGAACAAAAGAGATAGCAACAATCGACTGTCAGCTTCTGACAATTACAGTTCCTGGTGCAACTTCTAGTGATGATCCACAGGTAATTGGACTTGATACAGCAAGTAAGATTCAAGTTGATATTCAGACAGAAACGCAAGATGCAGTTAAGCTGATTATCAAAGGTGTTCTGAAAGCTCAGAAGAAGAAGCAAGTTACAGTTACAGGAAATCAGATTACACTGACCGATAATGTGTTTACTCCCGAAGTTGTAAAGATACTTCAGGGCGGTACGATTACATACGATAGTCAGACAGGTAAGGTAAGTGGTTATACTCCACCTACGGTTGGTGAAAGAGTTACACTTCCTGTATTTACCCTTGATGCTTATTCTGCAATTTATAATGCAGCTGGTATATGCACAGGTTATGAGAAGTGTTCGTATCCAAATTGCACAGGCAATCCTATTTCAATGACTTCAGAGGATAATGTTTTCAGGGTTCCTGAGTATGTAATTGATTCAGCTCCAAACGAAGGTGAGGCACCCTATACAATAACCTATATTGGACCTGATGATCTGCCTGTCCTTGTGAATGGCAATAATACTGATGATTCAGATAATACTAATGGTGAGTAAATAAAAATTCTTGAAAGGAAAATATAAAAATGGCTACAAAGAAAAATATAAATATAACAAATAATACAGATGTAACATCAATAAATGATCTTGTGAGATATCAAGAGGGAATGGTTGTAGATTTACCTCCCTTTGGTCCTGATATGCCTTTTAGGGCAAAGCTCAAAAGACCCAGTATTCTTGCTCTTGCAAAGGCCGGAAAGATTCCAAATTCTCTTATGCAGGCAGCTGATTCTTTATTTTCTGGTTCAAAGCCAGCACAGCCGAAAAAGATGGATCGGAACAATTTGGCAGAAACTTATGAAGTGTTTGAAATTCTTTGTGAAGCAACTTTTGTTTCACCGACTTGGCAAGAGATCAAGGATGCAGGAATTGAGCTTACTGATGAACAGTTGGTATTCCTATTTAATTATACACAAAGGGGTATAAAATCCCTTTCTTCGTTTCGTAAAGAGCAGAGCAATAATTGATGTATTAAATCAATCAAAATATTTTGACAAATCCCCGGCTGAAATAATGTTTATTGAGGACGAGTATACGGCCTTTTGTTTCAATCAGGCTGTTGCTTATATCAGATACAAAATTGAGGCTGGGGAAGAATTAATTTTTGAGAATAAAAAATCAAGTTTTTCTGATATGTATAAACAATTCGAGTAGGAGGTGATTTGGTTGCCAGTTAATATGGGTATGGCTAAGGGATCTATGACATTAGATGCCAATCAATTTTTCAATGCATTAAAGCAGGTTGTAAGTGCTCTTGGTGATTTAGAGGGAAGTTCACAAGAAGCTTCATCGGCAGTTGATGGAGTGGAAACATCTTTACAAGGTGTAGGTTCTGATTTATCTGGAATTGGTAAAGCGCAAAGTGAACTTGAGGAAACGGCAGCCAAATCAACTAAACTTGGTGAAAACTTAGAGGGTACCGGCGATAAGGGAAAAGAAGCCGGAAAAACAATAAAAGATACGTTTGATAAAATAGGCGCTACGCTTGATACTGTTGGTGGAAAAGTCATAGCGGTTGGTGATAAACTTCAAACGGCAGGTAAAAAAATGAGTTCTGTTGGCGGAACTTTAACAAGAAATCTGACTTTGCCAATTGCAGCGGTTGGTGGATACTCTGTAAAGACAGCGGCAGATTTTGAAAAAGGTATGAGTAATGTTCAAGCAATTTCGGGAGCAACTGCCGAAGAGCTTGAATTGCTTTCAGCTAAAGCACAAGAGATGGGAGCAACTACAAAATTTACAGCTACAGAAGCAACTGATGCCCTATCATATATGGCGATGGCTGGTTGGAAAACGAATGATATGCTAAGTGGTTTGGATGGCATTATGAATTTGGCCGCAGCTTCGGGTGAGGACCTTGCCTCAACTTCTGATATAGTTACCGATGCGATTACCGCTTTTGGCTTATCGGCAGAAGATTCAAGCCATTTTGCAGATGTTCTTGCTTCTGCAAGTAGTAATGCAAATACCAATGTTTCGATGCTCGGTGAATCATTCAAATATGTTGCTCCAGTTGCAGGTTCGCTTGGATATTCAGTGGAAGATACAGCTATTGCATTAGGCTTGATGGCCAATTCAGGAATTAAAGCAAGCCAAGCTGGTACTTCTTTAAGATCAGCTTTGACAAGTATCATTTCGCCTACAGAAGAAGCTCAAAAAGAGTTAGAAAAAATGGGCGTATCTTTGACAAATCAAGATGGTTCAGTCAAGTCTTTGAAAGAGGTAATGGACGATTTGAGATCTGCTATGTCCGGAATGTCGGAGGCACAGCAAACTCAGGTTGCAAATCTGATTTTTGGCGACAGAGCTATGACAGGAATGCTCGCAATTGTAAATTCGAGTGAGGCAGATTATAACAAATTAACTGATGCAATTTATAATGCCGAAGGTGCAGCCAAAACAATGGCTGATATACAGTTGGATAATTTTTCTGGTCAGTTGACACTTCTGAAATCACAAGCCGAGGGTGTGGCAATTCAGATTGGTCAAGAATTGGTTCCTGCTTTATCTGGGCTTTTGGATAAAATTTCAGAAGGTTTGGAATGGTTCTCACAGCTTGATGATGATACGAAAGAATTAATAATAAATGGTGCTTTGCTTGTGGCCGTTATTGGTCCGGTACTAAAAATATTTGGAACACTAACTACGGTTATAGGCGGAACAGTAAAGGCTGTTGGAAATATCATAACGGCATTTGGCTGGTTAGCTCCGAAAGTAGGTTCTGCTCTTGCCGCTTTAAGTCCCGTTGTTCTGGATGGTTTAGCTGTTGTTGGTGCCGCTATTGCTGGTTGGGAAATAGGTTCATTGATCTACGATACTTGGGGACCTCAAATCGAGGAATTTTTGTTCCCTATATTTGACTTCTTTGTTGAACTCTGGGATAATATTGTAAATTTCTTTACTGAATCAATTCCAGAATTTTTTGTTACTTTAGGTGAAACAATTTCTGCAGGTTGGAATGCGATAGTTGAGTTTTTTGTAGGCGTTTGGGAATCAATCAAAAATTTCTTTGTTACAATCGCAACATATATTTGGGATAGTTTTCTTGGGCCGATAGTCGAAGCTGTTACAGCGACTGTTCAGAAAATCTATGAGATAGTTGCAAAAATATTTGAGATCATTTGGGCTTTATTATCGACGGCTGGAAATCTTATTTGGGACTATGTTATCAATCCTATTTGGGATGGTATTAAGTGGTTAGCTGATGTAATTGGTGGAGCTTTCTCAGATTTGTGGGATGGTATAGTTGGTATTTTTGAAGGTGCTTGGAATTGGGTAGACGAAACGATTATTACACCAATTTGGGATAGTATTAGTTCAATAGCTGATGATATTGCAAGTGTATTTTCTGATTTGTGGGACAGTATAACAGAAGTGTTTGAAGATGTCGCTGACTGGTTTGGGGAGATCTTCACAAAGGCTTGGGAAGCAATTACATTGGTATTTACTGGTGCCGGTCGTTGGTTCTCTGGTATTTGGGAGGATATCAAGGATGTATTTTCTGATGCAGCCATAGCGGTTGGTGAATTTTTCTCAGGAGCATTTACGTCAGTATTTAACTGGATCATGGAAGGCGTTGAAGATGTTGTCAACTTCTTCGTTGATGGTGTTAATGGAGTTATTGATATAATTAATGCTATTCCTGGTGTAGAAATTAGTGCTCTTGACAGGCTTGAACTTCCGAGACTTGCGGTTGGTCTTGACTATGTTCCTTATGATGGTTATGTAGCTCAATTACATCAAGGTGAAAGAGTTATGACAAAGCAAGAAAATGAAGAATATACAAACAGAAATTCTGATATGCAAGGCGGAAATACATTTAACTTCTATTCACCCGAGCCAATTGATGAAGTGACAGCTGCTGAAGAGTTTAAGCGAGTTGAAAAAGAACTGGCTGAGGGGGTGTAACAAGTGATCCACAAAATAAAAATAATAAAAAATATTCAAGGCGAATTTAATGAAAATTCTGATATAATTTTTATGAATAAATTTGATACTGATTATCTGTTGGATAATGATGGCATAACCATTGGTGATACAAAGACAAGGCAGTCCACTTATAATGCATATTCTATTCCTGGTGTTATAATGGAAAATATAACGTATACAACCGGAAAAAATATCAGCATTGTTGGTTGGATAGTTGACAACCCCTCGGGAAGTATGACGTTGAAAAAGAAAAATATTGAAAGATTTTTCAATCCGTTGGAAAAATTTAGATTGGAATTTGGCGACAGATATATCGACGGTTATCCTAAAACAACAATAAAATATGGAGAAAAATACAAAGATAATAACGATACGTTTTGTAAGTTTATGATTGAGTTCTTTTGTCCATATCCATTTTTCAAATCAAAAGAAAGTTTGCGATTTTATCCGTTTGTTGAACCGGCTGGAGATAGAACTTCGCAGTATATAGACAACTATCCAATCAACGAAGATGGTACGGTTGGCTTGCAAGGTATTTCGATTCCATTTAAGGCAAAGTTATCAGGAGAAACAAATCAAGCCTATGATATAGCTATAATAAATAATCCTTCTGATTGTAACATAGGTTTTAGATTGGTGATTGATGTTGATGGTACAAATGTGCCGACTACTCAATCGGCAGGCTATGGTGGAATAGTGGTTACAAATCTGACTATAAATAAATATTTTTCAATTTCTCAAAGTGGAGAAGTGCTAGACGGGCAATACATTCTTGACACAAATCCAAATAATAAAATTTTTGTAGATCAAAATGGAGACAGTACATTAGATGGTTTTGATCCCGGCGGTTCGTTTTTTCAATTAGTCCCAGGTGATAATATAATCAAGATAAGATATCCCGCAAAAAATGGTTATATACCGTCGCAGTATATGCATGTTTCAAAACTATATTTTGAACTTTACCCAGAATATTTTTATGTGAAAGACGAGGAGGAATAAGATGGCTTCGTCGATAGTAATATGGAAAAGAGGAACCGTAATAGCTCAACCAATTTTGGTTATTGATGACTATATATCATACCAGTACACAAAGGGGTTAAATTCCACTGGTGATTTTATTCTGACTTTGCCTGCAAAGAAAGAATATTTTGATGCAGTATCAAGAGGGGATAATAGGGACAAGGTAATTCAGTTTGACGAAATGTTTTTCGGTATTGTATATCATGTGACATATTCGCAGGATGGAAGCAGAAAAAGATTGATTGTAAAAGGACGACATTTAACTAGTTTGATTGGTCATTATATGAGAGGCAGGCCCGGATTGGTTGCTTCAAAGCTAAATGTGTATAGTACAGATGTTGCAACTGATATAGAATATTTTTGGAGAAAAGCTCAGCCAGATTCTGATATGTCAGTAAATCAATTTGCTTCTGCCCATTATTTAGATTCAGATGTTTTTTATCCGGTTACAAGGGAAATAAGTTTCAGCAAAACTCAATATGTTGGTAAGTGGACGTCAACCGGTTTTTTCGATAGTACTTGGGTAAATTGGTTGGAGTACTTAGAGGAAATGGGAGCAAGAAAAGATTTTGGATTTGATGTAAAAATAGAAGCAGAAGGCGGAATGAGATTGACACTTTATGAGCCAGTTCACAGAAGTGCAAATGAGGTTATTATTTCTACAGAACTTGGCAATATTGTTTCGTCAGAATATGATGTTTCTAGTCAACAGTATTT